TCTGGATCTTTGCCAGCAAACTTAAGTCCACCAGTTAAAATTAACTTATTAAATATCTTATCTTCATCGCTCACTTGCCAGACTTCTTTCTAGCCTTTACCAAAGCGTCAAAATCCTTTACCTTAGTATCACCTAGGTATCCCCAAGCATAGCCGTCGTTGATCATCATATCATTTAATGACACTGTATCTCCATTAACATATAGCCAGCCCAAAATGCGACCATACTTCTCAGATGAGTTCATCTTTTCAGTCTTAATTACAACAGACTTAGCATCCTTTAGAGCCTTCTTTAAATACTCTTTGGATTCAAGACCAAGTGCTTTTTCTTTCAGGTCTTTCGTACGAGACTCAGGGGTATCAATACCAGCCAATCTCACACGGGATTGAAACAAAATATCAAACCCTAAATCAATAAGAACGTCAATGGTATCTCCATCTACTACGTTCTCTACTTTTCTTACATAGTATTCATACATTTTTATACCGCCAACTTTTCTCGTTCGTCAAGTATTGTAATAGCAAACTTCATCATTTTGTCATATCCTACAGCATTGTCCATGACCTTGTTGTAGTGATGCCCACAGAACAATAGTTCTCCATTTAGCCCAGTTACTTGAACCAAGGCTTCTGCGTTGCACCTATCACATCTATCTAAAGGTGATAATTTCCATTCTGGTTTTACATCATCTTTAAGCATTGTAAACATATTATACCTTCCGATTGTCGGTTTTATAAAATCCAGAGCCATTGAATGTAACTCCTATATCTGAGTATACACGAACCAAGTCTTTATTGCAAGTATCACATTTATAGCCTGGATCGTCTTCTGACATGCTTCTAACTTTTGTATACCTCATGGCACAGGCCATGCAGTCATACTCATATGCTGGCATATATATCCATTTCCTTAAAAAAACATATAATATTTACTCTATCTCCGTCTATTACTTCTTGTACCTCATGTTGAATGTCTTCCGTGCCCTGAAAACATATAAATGTTCCTGGCTTTGGATGTAATTTTAAGTCTTGGTTGGGAAAATTTATTGCTCCTCCAGTATAACTGTCTGCTAAATATAGTATTCCAGAATAATCATTAGTATACTGATCCTCATGGTTGTCATAATGCAAAGAGTTTTTCCCACCAGATTTCATATGACTATAAAAAAAGGATTTCATTACGATATTTTTTTTAAAAATTTCAGACATTGTTTTTTCTATACTAGGGAAAAGACTCATAAGTAGATCAACTGCAACATCTTTAGTTCCATCATAATTTATAACCTTGTTTTTGCCACAAATTTTATGTGTATTCTCATCGTTATTGCTAATACTTCCATAAATACCAGTGTGTGGTGTTGGCTTTAAGTCTTTAGAAAAATTTTCTACAATAAAACTTGCAGTATTAGGAGATATAAAATCTTCTAATATAAAAATTTTATTGTCAATAATTTTCATTATTTATTCTTTTTCTTTTCCTTCACATACCAAACAGGCAGTTTAAGTTCATCTCCAGACCATTCATAGCCTAAAGCCTTTACTACAAACTTAATAATTTTAATACGCATTATTTTACCTTGTGTCCAAACTTTGCCCAGACTCTCTCATGTAGGTAATAGAATGTCATTTCTAATGCCATGTATGAAAGTGCATATAGTCCAACATACTCCCATTCAGACTCACCATAAATTATATGGCTTGCTGCAAATAAAATTCCAGAAACAAAAGTAAAATGTACAAATGGCCAACTGATTGTTTTTAGTACTGATTTCTTTTTAGATTCCATTATAGTGCCACATGACCTTTTCCTCCGCCACCAGCGGACTTCTTTACTGCTTTCTTAGCAGGCTTTGTAGGTGTAGTTGCTTCTGCTTTACTTAGTAGTGGAGCATTTTCTTCTCCAGTATAAACTGGACGACCCCAACCAACTACAGCATTGATTAACTTTTTCTTATTGTTCTTTACATATGCACGAGTTTTTTCTACGCACATTCCGCCGTTGCGCTGATCTCCCTTTGCAGTTCCTGAAGTGTTTCCTTCAATAACTTGGATAGTTCCATCACCGTTGTTCTTAATGCAAAGACCAACATGTGAAATACGATTTACACCATCATCTGGGAAATCAAAATAAATCCAGTCTCCTGCTTGTGGATCATCGTTACGAGCATCTGACCAACGCTCAGCCTTCTTAAACCAATCTGATGCTGCTACTGTTGATGCAGACTTAGGGAATGATTTTACTCCCGCAGTAAATGCACACCAAGAAACAAAGGACTGGCACCATGGTTGGAAGTTAACCTTAATCCATGCACCGTACTTTGTTTCATTATCTTTAGGACCTTCAATAGTCCCTATTTCTTTCTTTGCAACCTCAACGATTGCTTCTACTGAACCTTTTACTGCCATAATATTCCTCCTTGTTGATATGACACCATAATTATATCATGGGCAGTTTTTAGTCATACCCAGGACTGATATTTAATTACGAATGTAAGAGGCAGACCCTATTACAATCTTTGAAAGAGACGACAAATACTCTCCAAAAGTGCTAAAGGTGTTGCGATTTACATATGAGGCTGCAGAAACTGCAGTTGCCACAGAACTTCCAGCAGTATCTGTTGGAGAGCCATTGTACTTAGTGATACGAACCTTACCAGGAGCAACCATATCAAGTCCAGGACCTGTGTTTGTCAATCCTTCTAGTTGCGTTGCGTTGCCTAATGCGCCTACACCGATGACCCCATTAACACATGAAGGAAATCCTACAACATCTTTGCGTCGATCATTTCCTACCGCAACGAAAACAGGAATATTATTTGCAGTCAAAGATGCTACTGCATTGACAGTTACTGTATCGCTTGTGCATAGTTTAAGGTTTCCTGTACTTACTGAAGATTGACTGACTGAAAGAGCATCAATACTATACTTAGCAGCATTTTTTGATACCCAATCAAATGCTAGTGCTAAGGCTCTTGCATCTCCCCTTGAATTTCCAAGTGTTGTAACATCATTAAATCTAATGAAAACAATTTTTAGATTTGGATTAACGGTAAGAGCAGACTTTACCATTGAATCACCATGGTAGGTAGCATTGTTAATTGATGTTGGCCATGGAGCAGATGCTGCTCCTTTGCCCTCCATAAATAGTTCTCCATTAGGGCAAGACATGTTTTGAGAAACAACCTTTGACTTTACAGTGGTAAAGCAAACCTCATGAATAATTTGAGGGAAGTTATTAGAGTTGATGGCAGTGTCAATAATTGCCAATACTCTTTCATCTTGTGCCTGTGCTGGCTGAACTACTGTGATTACAAGTAATGCTGATAGTAGTGCTAGTAGTGCTTTCTTCATTTTTTCTCCTTGTTTGTTGTTTGTTTATTCTTTTATTTTAAAAACTACTTGACATGGATCTCCACCGTCTTCCCATTCCTGCTGTTCTTCAGCAGTCATGTATGGATCTCCATCATGGGTGTTACAGAATGGTTCTGTAATCCACCCTCTATCTATACCGTTTTCCAACCATATAGTAAACTCATCGTGATCTATTTCTTCTAACATATAATAATTATACCCCTAAGCACTGACAATGTCAACTGGGCCCATACATGATGGGTTAAATTTGATAGCAGCATTTACTGCTTGCATTACTCTGTTCCTTGCATTTTTTTGCTTATCTGTTGCATATAGAACCCCATATGCATACTCTGATCCAGAACCCATGGCAAGATAAGGAAGCATGTACTTAGATAAAGACATATCTCCAGAACTGTGTTCGTATAGTTCTCCACGAACTGCAATGATTAAACCAAGGTCTCCCTCTTTAGATGTGTCAACCCAGAACTCGTTGTAAAAGTCACGCAGTTCTTTAACAAATCTTGTATGCATAAATTTATCTGTATCTTTAATAGTAGGAGCAGTTGGTTTAAAGTTGTGACGAATTCTTTCTCCGTCCATTGATCCTGCATACCCAATTAAATAGGGACCAGTCTTCCAAACCTTTGGTGCTTGAAGTGCTAGAATGGTTCCATCATCTGATGCTCCACGATCTCCAGCCATATAAACTTTGTCTTCATGCTTTAAAACAACAATACAGGTCATGCGAAAGCCCCTCCAGATAGGTATAGTTAAGTATACCATCCACCTGAAGGGGCTGTCAAGCAGGCTTAATAATGACTAATTAGCCTTTTTGTCTACCGTTTTAAACGCATCATTGATCTCTGCCAATGTGAGTTTTCCATCGTCCAAAAAAGCCCTTGCCAGCCTTTCAATGACTGTTGCTACGCCTAATAGACCTGCAAGCATTACTGCTTGTATGGTGTCAATTCCTACTACGGCTCCTGCACCAAGTACTGATAAACCTGAAGCAGCAAATACTGCTACTATACGCATCAATATATTTGATATAGCCTTTTGTGGTTTTTCTTTCTTAGGGGCTTCTACTATCTTTTTAGTTGCCATTATTTATCTCCTTTCCCAGCGAAATATCCGCCAATAATTCCAATTAGACCTACTAAGGCATTTTGAACTAAAGCGATAGCATCTTCATTGGTTCCAAATTTTTCACCCGTTGAAGATTGCTGTAAGAGCATTGAGGCATATTCACCAAGAACTACTAAGCCAATAAAGCCAAGTATGCCTAGGGTTATGACCCACATTAATTTATCTTTCATTTTAGTCCTCCTTTCTTAGCGGGATTGTAATTAGCCATATCACTGTGGTTGCAAGTACTGCAATACCAACAATGTCTCTTGCTGATCCCGTCAAAGTTAGCCATGCGATGAAGAAGCCAAGGAGAGTAAAGGCCTGTGCAATTACTTCCACCCCTGCATCTTTAAGCCATGTGAAGAATCCCTTCACAACCTTTTTGATTATTTTCATATTACCTCCTCATCCCAATCATTACATTTGCAATCTGTGAAACAATGATTACTGGGATAATGACTTCTTGGGCCTTTTCTCTCTGATCGTCTGTCATATCCATACCTAATTCAGAGAAATTAGATAGGAGTTCTGTAACATCCACTTCAAATACTGCTCCAAGTGGGTCTGCTAAGAATGCTTCTGTTTGTACTTCTGTTACTGCATCTGCTAATGTAAATGGCATTGGGGTTTCTCCTGCATCCCCTGCTCTTTCTGCGAACTCAACAAATGCTTCTGCAAGTACTGGGTTAGACTTCATCTGCTCAGCAATCTGTGCAACTTCTGAAGCCTTAATACCAAGGTCTTCTGCAACCTCTTGCTTTGCTTCTTGTGTCAATGCTTTAAGCGTTTGACTAACTGCTGTGATTTGTTCAGGGGAAAGAGTAACTAACTTATTATCCTTGCTTGTAAGGTTAGCAATAACTCCAGATAAATCTTCTGAAGTTCCAGTTCCCTTTTTAGGAATGAGGGCTGCCAATACTTCATCTTTGATTTCTGCATCTGGTTCAATCCAAGGATTATCTTCTGGCTCTGGATCTGGTCCAGGTTCTGGTGAAGGTTCTGGAGTAGGTTCTACAGTAGGTTCTACAACTGGCTCTTCAGTTGGTTCTGGATCTGGGGTAACTTCTGGGGTAGGTTCAGGTGTAGGCTCTTCTGTAGGGTCTACTGTAGGCTCTGGTGATGGCTCTGAGGTAGGTTCAGGCGTTGGTTCATCTGTAGGCTCATCAGTTGGATCTGGCGAAGGCTCTGGAGTTGGTTCATCTGTTGGCTCTTCGGTTGGTTCTGGAGAAGGTTCTGGTGTGGGTTCTGGGGTAGGCTGATTGGCTGCAGCATTGGCTGCTGCCTGAGCAATAGCAGCATTAAGTTCTCTTTGTGCCTGCTCATAATAATAATCCCATGCATCACCAATAGCATTATTTAAATCAATTATTGACTGATTATATATTTCTATTCTGCTATTCTTCAAGTCTAAAGCATCTTCTGTATCTGAAATGGCATCAAGATGTTCCTGTGTCTTGGTTTGCAAAACCTGATTCATTGATGACAGTGTTGTATTCTCAGAGTTGTATACGCTTAGTTTGTTATTGTATACTGCCAATTTATTGTTATAGTTTGTTTGTGCTATAGCCTGTGCTGCAACAGCATCATTGTAAGCATTTATTTGTGATTGAGTTGGTCCTGATCCAGAAGAAAATGTATTAAGATTACAACTAAAATTTTGTCCCCATACTCTTGGATTTCCAGCATAGTCACAACCTGCACCAGTCCATCCTCCAGGGATTCCCCAGCCAAGAAGGTAGGATCCAGGGCCTCCTCCGTTGTACCACCATATTTCTACATCTAAAGTTTTGTCTTCACTAACATCATATACGGGAGAGTAATCGCTCCAAGTTGTCCCTTGCTCTACCCAGTTATCAACAGCAAGTTGCCCGTCAACATACATTCTAAAACCATCATCCGTATATCCTGCAAAGTAGGTTTGTGTAAACCATGAAGGGACTGTTATCTGTCCAGTAAATTTAACTATAAAGTTTTCATATCTATTTCCGCACACTGGAAGTTGCATAGAGTTTGAGTTCCAGGTGCCAGAACAAAGAACAGATCCTGGGGTAGCAACATTACCCTGCCTAACAAGAGTATAAACAGTGTATGCCAAACCTGTTCCTCCAGCACTCTGCATATTAGATTGTGTGGTTTGAACATTAATATTGGCTATGCTGAGAGCATCCTGTGCATCGTTTCTTTCTTCAAGAGCATTGTTTTTATGTTCAAGGGCCAAGGCTACTGTGGCTGTCTGCCCATCCACATTTGATTGGGCAAGGTTCTTTGCTTCTAAGGCTGTGGCTTCTGCTTCTACTGCATCTTCGTGGGCATCATAGGCATCATCTTTAAGTTCCTTCGCATTTGTGGCTGAGGCAAACTTATTTTCTGCTATCTCTATAAGATCTATAAAGTTATCCTGATAGCCAAGGTCATCTACGCTATCGTTAAGTTCCTGTATTTCTTGGGCTGCTACTGTGAGTGGATCATCAGAGTGGGCTTCCTGGGGGGCTATAAGTAGCCAGCCAAAGGCTAGAACTGTGGCTGTTACTATTCTTAGTAGTCGTTTAATTACCTTTCCCCCTTGCAGACGACATGTCTGATAGGATGATTATACCATTTTATTGCACAAAAAAGGGGCTACCGTAATTGGCAACCCCTTTAATGTTGGACTAATTACTTGACGTAAGCAACCTTAGCCTTTGGATTCTTTGTATTCCACTTCTTAGCAAGTGCATTGAATGACTTCTTCAAAGAAGCAAGTGCAGCAGCATTATCTGCTGTTAACTTAGCGATAGTTGCATCCTTAGCAAGGATAACTGCATCTGAAGCAGCCTTTGCATCTGCAAGTGCCTTATCTGAAGCAGCCTTTGCCTGAGCAACTGCTGTTGTTGTGTCGTCCTTGAACTTTGCAAGTTCTGCATTCTTAGCAGCAATTAGAGCAGTGTGCTCTGCTGTTGCCTTAACAAGTGCAGCATCTGAAGCAGCCTTTGCAGCAAGTGCTGCATCCTTAGCAGCAGTCTGTGCAGCAAGTTCTGATACTAGATCACGAACTGTGATTTCTGCAAACGGTGCAAGTGCACGAGCAGGTAGACCAACTACGTCAGCAGTTGTTGCATCTCCAGCAGTTGTTGGGCTGAATGTAATTAATGAGCGTGTTCCAGTTGCTGGAAGTGTTGCAACAAACTTTGCAACTCCAAAATCTGAAAGTGTAGCACCAGTTGTTGCTGTTGCTGTGTCTAGTGTTGCTGTAGCAGCAAATACTGTTGCAGTAATTGACTTAGCAGATACCTTGTTACCAAATGTGTCTGTTGCAGTTACTGAGATGTCTTGCTTTGTACCAGCAGCACCTGAAGCAGGGGCAGATACTGTAAGAGTATTAATCTTACCAGCAGTTCCCTGTACATAGTAGGTGAGTGTTGTACCTTGGTTTGTTATAACAACTGTTCCAATTGCTGTCGTTTTAGTATATACATAAAACGTTGCTGTTGTTCCTGTACCAGTTGCAATTGTCAAAGATGAAGATCCTGATGTTGCTCCTACTGGTGCAGCGGTTGTGTGTAGTGCAGACACGATTGTTGCATTTGTTGCTACTACAGAAACTACTGTTCCTGTGTCAACAGTTGCGACGAACTTAAGTGCGTCTGCAGCGTCAACTGTGTTGTCTGCAGGGACTGGCAATGCAGCAGGTGTAGCAATTGAAGAAGCGGTTGTGTTAGCCGTTCCAGCAAGATCTACAGCAACTGTCATTACAGCAGCACTTGCAGGTGTTGCTACGATTGTGCCCAAAGTCATGGCTGCAACCATGGCTAGTGCGATTTTCTTAAATGAGTTCATTTAATTTATTTCTCCTTGTTTTATAGTGTTTTTAGTCTGTCCAGGTAGTCTTTTATTTCTTCTATCTGGCTAGGTTTATATTGTATCACGTTCTCAGGTAGTTCGTCAACTCGCTTAGGTCTATCCCTAAAAGTATGAACCTCTACCTCAGTGTCTGTATTTTTTGGGGTATGTGATATTGCCCCAAATATTGCTCCACACACAGCATCAGCCAAGTCCTTTGACTTTTTGCGGGGGTGGTCAACTTTATCATTTCTCATAATCTTTAATTGGGTTAGTTCATCAAATAATAAATCTATGGCTGGCATGGCAAGCCTTTCCTCATAGACAAGCATAGCCATATCTTCGTAGTGCTTCTTAGCAACAGAAACAGTATCAGTTCTCATTCCAACCTGCTTTAATTCATTTTGAATATCAAATGATTGCCAACGGTCAAAGGAAACCATTCCAACATCAAACCCTATCCTTCTGAGGTTCTGGATCCATTGTTTAACCTCAGAGAGATTAACTGGGCCTTCCACCTTTGGCTCCCACCATGCTACTGCATCTACTACTACAATAGGTGCTACCTGCTCATAGTTATTAATGACTTGTATGTTTACCCATTTTTCTACGTGTGCAATTGCTACCGCACACTTATCATGTTTTTGTGCAAGGTCAGCATGAACATAATATTTTTTAGTAGGGTCTGGCTTAAATGATTCGTCAAATCTTTTAAAGTTATCTATTGGGTTTCTTAATGTCATACAGGCTCTTACTTTTTCTGCCTGCTTAAAAAATGCATCAGAAGCAAAAGTTGGTACGCATGCAAAGCGCATCATTGCATCTCCAAGGTCTGTCATAAATGCAATCATAAAGTCATCAATCTTGCGAGTAGGATTTACTTCCCATGTAGGTCTCTTTAGTGCAAACACTCCTGGATACTTGTATGAGATTATATGATCTTCATCCCACGAAATTTGAAACTTATTATCTGGGTCCGTGTCTGGAAGTAATGGATTAATTATAAATTCGTGTGTTTTTTCAACTGATTCTTTTTCAGCAATCACTGCATCATACTTTTCTGAAATAAAGTCGCCTGGAAATCTTGGGAACGAAAGTAAAACAACCTTTCCAAGGTCTGGGAAACGAGAATCTACTGATCCACGGAAAGCCTTGTAGATGTTGTCTGCAGTCTTTCCTTGTTCATTTCCAGTTCCAACCTCAGATGCAAAACCAGAAATCTCATCAAGCACTGCAAGTAACAAGTTCAAACCCTCATGTGACTCACGCTCTGAGTGACCAGAGTAAACAGTAATTGATTTATCAAACTCAACTGAGTCTGCCTTAGCATTATACTTTCCAGCAAACCAAGGGGACTTTTCAATCTTAGATTTAAAACCTTTAAAGAAAACATTTTTTGCTTGTTGTGCGTTAATAGCAACATTGATAAGGTCTATAGCATCTCCAGAGGGCTTACCAAAATACTTTGCAGGGTCTTTAAGGCACAATAGTTTATATACTATATATGAACATGCTACGGTTGATGTAAAGTCTTTTCCAGATCCCTTGCCAAGTTGCAGAATGATTTCATTCTTTGTGTATTTTTCATAATAACGAGTTCCTTCTTCTTGCCCCATTATGTCTATCAAATCTTCTTTACGATATATCTGGCTCATGGCCTCAACAATGTCATATTGAATATCTGAAAGTGGTGGCTGACCAAGATAGTCTGGAGACTCAACAAATGTCTTTGCGTTTACTGGGGTTTCTTCAAAGTGATTGCTTTTAAGAACTTCTAAAAAATCATCAAAGTCTGACATTACTGCTCACTAATTGATTCAGATACAATCGTTACTACTTCGTTTTGCTTTGCAATAGCAGATAGTCGCTGCATAATAATATCTCTTACTTCAGGATGTTCTGACGCTATGTCTCTAAGAATTCCCACAAGAACTTCTTGCCTTCTTTCAATCTCTATCATTTCTTCAGCAAGTTCTTTGTTCTCAAGAAGGCCAGCCTTTTGTAGCATGTCAATTCTTTTAGACTCAATGTCCATTACAAGTTTAATTGCAGCAGTCTTTGCACTAAGATTATTAGTCATTGATGCCTCATCAATAACTTCGTATGTGCGAGATACAAGTTTGCTATAGTGTGTATCTGCAGCAGCAAGTGCTTCTTTAGCACGAGCACGAATAGCGTCGTTGGCAGATGCCATGACCTTCCATTCATTAATAAGGGTTACGACTTTGGTTCTTGGTATGTCCAGTTGCTTTGAAATTACTGTAGGGTCATTGCCCTTTAGGTATTCTTCTACTACTTGATTAACTTGATCAAGATGTTTAACTAGATCATCTTCAGTTGACATTGTTTAATTCCCTTGCTATTTTTAGCAGTATGAGATAACCGATTAGGTCATCTAAATCATTATCGCCAACATAAGATCCACCTCTAGTTATTCTAGAAAGTTTGTCATCAATGCGAACATGCAGTTGCTCTACACTGTCTGATGTAGCAAAAACTCTAACAGGATTGAGAGCAGAATCTCCATAAGATTTATTTTTTGCAATCAGCATCTCTTTAATCTCATCACAAACTTGAGCAATGGTAAACTGTGTCTCAGAACTCATCTTCGTCCTCCTCGTCACTTAAGTCAAAAATATCTGGAAAGTTTTTAAAGGAATTAACAACATAGGCTATGCCTACTGAACTAGCCACGGTAATTGCTAAAATAATCTTTTTTGTTTTACTCATCGTTTAGACTTCCTTAATCCAAATTTTGCAAGATACACATAAATAGTTTCCACGCTTACCCCACACTCCTTTGCAATCTCTTCTGGAGTCTTTTTGTCCATAAGATAACGCTTACGCATAAAAACTTGTGATGTATATAGTTTAGCAGCCATGATGTTATTTGTCAACTCCAATTGCTTTACCCCAGTTTTTTATAGCCCAATGACCAATGCCACACGCATCTGCGACATCATTATCAGTAATAGTTCTATCATAGATTGTATTAATAAACTTTATAGTTCTTTCTTTTCTAAGCATACGCTCATGCGCTTTATAGTAAGACTCAGACTTTCCAGGTATTTGTGAACGAATAAACAACTGTTCATCCTTAGATATTTTTTTATTACCTATAAAATTTTGCCAAGTAATGGGAGAAACTTTTCCTATAACCTTTGTACCAGTTTGCCCTGCTGATCCAAGTATTGCTCCCTGCACCAATGCAAGATCTGCAGCAGTCTTTGGGCTATTCATAAACACGGTGTGCTCAATTACAATTGCCTCAAACCCACCGTAAATATCAAAAAATGCTTTTACCTTTTTACCAGCATCCATAACCTTTTCGTATACATTGTTTCCTTCAAAATATATTTTTCCTATAGAGTCAAGATCGTCTTCATAAAATAATGCAAAAGCAAGACTATTAGTACTAGCGTCAATGGCACAAATAGTCTCTGGCTTTATTTCTAGACCCCACTTATTTTTTACCATTTGTTTTGTCCTTAATCTTTTTAATTGCTTTGACTACTGCTTCTGGATTTACCGAACAAGATGAGCATACTGCAAAATCATTGTATATCGACAGTGGCATAGAGCAAGATTTGCACAACCTTGTCTTTCCTTTTCTTTTCATTCTCTTTGATTGCATATACCTTGCAGCAATTTTTTCTTTTGTTGCAAGTTCTCTGCATTCGGGAGAGCAATATATCTGGTAAGATACAGACTGAGAAAATTGTTTATCGCAAAAGTTACAATGTCTCACTTAGAATCTCCAGGGGTGCAATCTTTATTACACCTTGTCCTGCAGACTCACATGCTTTTCTAATTGGGCATGACTTGCATATCTTAGAGTTGGACCTATAGTTCTTGACTGGTAAAGTTTTATTTTCCCATGCCTTTCGAACTGTCCTCATCCAATCAAATGCCTGGTCTACCCACCGACGGTAATGATCGTTTACATCTACGGGAATCAAAAGAAGTTCATGATTATTTTTGTTTTCATAAATCATAACACCCTTTGGCCGTTTTAAGATTTTCATATAGATAAGTAATTGCATTAGGTGGCCAGTCTTGGCTTTACCTGCTGCCTTTCTATATTCAAACCCTTCATTCATCATTGTTTTAATTTCACCAATGAGTTCTTCTCCCTGCCAATCAAGCATAACATCGCCATATCCAAAGATAGGTGGGTCGTCATGTCTGATCTTAAACTCTGTTGTTGCTTCATTTTCATCATTACGATATACTTTTGCAACTCCAGAGTTCATCATTGCACTCTGAATTCTTGCATGAGACAATGTTCCAGCAGTCATATTTGCTGCAGCGTATGCATCGGCATTGTCTTCAAATGTTTGTCCATCAAAAGCAAGGTACCAATATCTGGCACACTCTCCATGACCGTAGGCAATGGTAGAAGGGGCAAAAGTCTTTTTGACTGTATGCTTATCTACTCTGTTAATAGTATAGCCCTCTCTGATTTTTTCAACAAGGGCAGCAACATCCATCGAGTGGACTGGCTTTTCTTCTGGCTTTATCATAACTGTATGTAGTAAATTTTTTGTCATTATATCTCGTTTCTAGTACTATAAGTATAGCAGATTATCGGATTATATACTTTAGGGCAGATACAAGATTGTTAATTGACTCCGCTGCAGTATAGTAAAGATTCTTCTTTCCCCTGTCAGATTTGTCAACATTGGCCATCCATGTAGCCTTTAATGACATCTTTGCAGCGATTGCCTGTAAGCGAACTATTTCAACTGTTGCCACATTAAGTGGTATGTCTGGTTTGATAATGATCTTGGCTATAAAGGTAAGGGCTGTAGTCAACTCCTCATCCTGCATATAGTCTGCTATTTCTGCCAAACCATTTACCATCTCTATTGTTGTCTGTTGCTGTTCCATTATTCCTCCATCATATCTTCTAGTATGCTCATTTCAATTATAGCAAGTCTGACTTTAGAGTTACCCTCGCCTATCACGACAACGATGGCTGGGTCTTTGCCATTCTTCATAGCATCGGTGGTAGCCTTTGCCCAAACATCTTTGTTTAAGGTAAAAGATTTACCTACCTCTTTAAAGTCTACGACAAAGGTTTTCCAAGAGGCATCACCTTTTTGAGTGTTGCGTCCAGAATTCTTGTGCTGTTTGGCACCAATTCTTTTACTCTCGCTTTTCTCAGTCATTTTTTTTTACCTTTTTATATCCTTTTTTAAATAACATGACTTCTGACAAATGTTTATCTGAACACATCCAAGAAGCCATGCCAGTTTCCATATAAACTCTCATTGTTTTTACTTCTTTTTTACAAGTCTTACAAGGAAACTTTCCTTCGTATATGCTGTAGTTAGTCATTTAACCTAGACTTAATTGATTCTTGCAAGTCAAGATCCTCTCTTACCCGATTGACAAATGCTTCTTTACCCTGGACTTTTGAACCGTCAGGAAGGATGTACCAAGCACCTGTTCTCTCTACAATACCATTTAATTCAGCAGTAGTAACCAGATCACCGATGGTGTCAAGACCAATATCGTCACCTCTAAAATAAAAATCATACTCACCAGACTGGAACCCTGGAGAGGTTTTGGAGAACTGGAGTTCCCACTTAATAGTTCTACCAATTTTTTCTTCAATTAATTTATCTCCTACCTTAATCTTTCCTTTAATCGCTTGATTGTCTGACTCGGAACTAAATAACTTAATGATGCAAGAAGAATAAAACTTAGTAGCCTGACCACCAGAAGGCTGCTGGCTAGTATACATAGCGTTAATATTATTGCGAGACTGACTAATGAGAACAAGAAGAGTAGGCTTAACTTTGTTGTTAGCATAATTAAGCATTTTCCATGCGTTGCTAAAGTCACGGGATTCTGCTCCAATCTGCTTTGTGTTTTCCAAAGCCTTCATTTCATCAGTGTCCTTTTCAAAATAAATTGCAGGAAGCATTGATGTAATAGAGTCTACCACGATTAAGTCAACTCCAGCATTCATAAGTCCAACGCCAACATCTACCATATCGCTAATGGTTCTTGCTTGCGAGTAGATTAGTTTTTCTGGATCTACCCCTAAAGTTCTAGCCCAGTCTTCTGAGTATGACATCTCTGAGTCAATCCAGGCACACAGTTTACCTTCTGCTTGTGCTAGAGCAATCATCTGAAGACACATAGAAGACTTTGCTGACGACTTTGAGCCCCAGATAAGCACTTGTCTTCCGTATGGTAGACCACCACCAAGAGCACGGTTTAAACCAAAACTAGGTGTAGGCTGATACTCATAGTTGATACCTACACCACTGCCTAATCTTTTTCTTAACTTAGGGTCTAACTGTGCTAATGCTTCTTCTATACTAACTGACATGTACATCCTCCAATGTTACGGTTCCGTCTTTAGTCTTGCCAAAATCAAACTTGTAATACTTTCCTTCTTCGATATGCATATATGCTTTTGGAAAAGATGTTGGAAACACTGTAATCGAATGAAGATCTCTCTTTGTGTCTGCCAGTGTAAGTGACGCCATTTTCTTTCCAGCCTTAGTAACTCTTGGCTTAAAGGAAACCACAAACATTTCATCATCTTTGAATGGTAACTGTTTGTATCCTAAAAACTTAACAAGAGCATGAGATGACTCTTTTATTTCTTCAGACGGAATGAAAGATACAATCCGATTATCATTACAAAGAACCAAATAAGAGCGACCTGTCTCAATAGTTGTATTTTCATCATCAAATATGCCCACAGACCCAGTCTTGTCCAAAATTTCAACTCGTGACCATCCTGTTCCTCGTTTAATTGATTTTACCATACCCATAAATATATATGATCCCTTTTCTTCAAAGTCAACAATATCCTGAATAAATGCATAGTAGTGAGAAGGTATTGTGATATTAAACTCTGGAAGGTTTAAAAACTCATAAAGATTTTCTTTAATTGCTTTATCATCCCTTGGATTATCTAGAAATGTTGCAGCACCAATAGCCTTCAGTGCCTGAAGTGCCCTAGAGTTTACTCCATTACCCTTTGTAAAGGTAAACTCTTCAAGTTCTTTGTAAGAACTAAATGGTCGTGCTGTAATATATCTTTCTGCAATTTTGTCAGATATAAACTTGATAGCAGTGAGCCCAAACCGAATACCCTTACCCTCAATTTTAAAATCGATATCCGAATCGTTAATGTGAGGTAACTTAACGCTAATGCCCATTCTTTTTGCCTCAATAAGGTATTCAGTTCTTGCATCTTTATCCTTTTCATTCTTTAACACTGAGTACATGAACTCAAGTGGATAATAATACTTTAACCATGCTGTCCAATAGGATAGGGTTGAGTACGCTACTGCGTGAGACTTATTAAATGAGTACCCTGCGTGAGCCTCAAAGTCATGCCATAAGTCTAAAGCAGCATGCGGTGTAATATATTTGGATGCTCCCTCTACAAACTTTTCTTTAAACTGATCAAATTCTTTAGCATCTTTTTTCTTTCCAATGATCTTTCTAACTTTGTCTGCTTCCGACATGGACATACCGCCAAGGTGTACGCATGCTTGCATAACTTGTTCCTGGTAAAGAATACAGCCATATGTGTCCTCCGTAAATTCTTTTAGTACTTGGTGTGTGTAAGATATATTTTGACGACCATGTTTACGATCAACATAGTCCTTTCCAATGGTATTCATAGCACCTGGACGAACAAGAGCATTGGATGCTGCAAGTTCGTTTAGGTTTTTAACGCCCATCTTAACAAGAAGGTTTGTGTATGGTGCTGCTTCACACTGGAACACACCTTTTGTGTATCCGTCTGATAACATCTGATAAACATTTGCATCATCCATCTTGATTTTAAGAAGGTCAATCTTCTTGCCATCTCGCTCTTTAATTATGTCAATAGTATCTTTAAGAACTGAAAGAGTCTTAAGTCCTAATGCATCAATCTTAATCAAGCCAATCCTTTCGGCTTCTTCCATATCAACACCAACCACTGGAATTCTTTCATCAGATCCAGTAGAAGATCTAGTTTCAAGAGGTGCATATCTAAATATTGGCTCCTTGCTTGTTACTACACCTGCTGCATGTATGCCTGTTCCACGAATACGACCACGAAGTTGTTCTCCGTAAACTTCTACTTCTGGATACTTTTCACGAAACTCGTATGTTGATTTTGATGTACAATAATCGTCCCAGGAGTCTACCGTCTTTAATACTTTATTTACATCTGAAAGAGGAATGTTTAATATTCGTGCAACATCTCTGACAATCCCCTTACCAGTAAATTCAAGGAAGGTAGCAATAGATGCAACATGTCGATACTGTCTAACTAAATAATCTTTTACTTCTTCACGACGAGTATCCTGAATATCTGTATCAATGTCTGGAAAGTCATTACGCTCTGGGTTAATAAAACGGAAGAACAAAAGTTTGTGCTCAATAGGATCAATGTCCGTAATCTTTAATGCGTAGCAAACTAGAGAACCAGCAGATGAGCCACGACCAGGACCAACCATGATCTCTTCCTTCTTGGCCCAGTTAATCATGTTGCTTACAACAAGGAAGTATGGTGCAAACTTTTTGTCTTTAATAATCTGTAATTCTTCTTCAAGTCTGTCAAGATACTCTTGTTTTTCTGACAATCCTCGTTCAACCAAGCCTTCCATAGCAACCTTCGCAAGTTCTTTATCAGGGCTCTTGTACTGTACTGGAAGAAGATTGAGACCTTCCTGAATGCCATAGTCTCCTACTGTATCTGCTAATAGGAGTGTGTTTGAGTATATGTCTGGTCTATCAATACCCTGCGATTCCATGGCTGCTTTAATCTCTTCATATGAGAGCAGGTGAATATCAAACTTGTTAAATGTAATCTGACGGTCTTCGCCATAAAGATAGTCAAGTCGTTCCATCATGTCTTTTTTCTTTTTTGATTTTTCATATGTAGCATCTTTTACAAACTTGCCATGTGTATTTAAAAGCAACTTAAATTCTTGAACTTCTTTTTGTGATGAATCAACATGGTGGCAGTCTGGAGTAACAACAACCTTAATTCCAAATTCGTCTGCTAATTCTATAAGATACTTATTTATGTGGGGTTCGTTATGTGGCATTACTTCAATATAGTAGTCATTGCCAAACCGTTCTTTAAACCAAGAGATATATTTCTTAGCAAGAGCAAATTCTTCTTCTTCTAACGCTTTTACAAGTACACTACTTGGGCAAGCAGATGTTACGATAATTCCTTCTTTGTATTTTTCTAAAATAGTAAAGTCAAATCGTGGCTTTTTAAAAAAACCATCTGTCCAAGATAGTTCACTAATCTTGTTGAGGTTTTCTAAACCAATTTGATTCTTGGCTAGAAGGATAATGTGATTGTAGACAAGATCTTGTTGACCTTCTCTTTCAGACTTATCTCGTGTATCAGATATGTCTGCACACATGTATCCCTCTAGCCCAAGAATTGGCTTTATGCCCTTTGCTTTTGCAATACGGTGCAGTTCCCTATGCCCAGATAAAGTACCGTGGTCGGTGATAGCAATTGCTGGCATCCCCAACTCAACTGCACGGTTCACGTATTCTTCTGGAGTAGCAATCCCATCAAACAAACTAAAATGGGTATGGACATGTAGGCCTACGTAGTTCATCTTACCAATCAGCGTTGGTAGATGAAGTTACTGAAGGGCCATCAAAGCCCAGGTAGAACGCTTCTTGTTCCGCATATGGAATCTTCTTTAGTGCTGACTCCAAAGGATAAGGTTCGATATCTTTCCAATCAAATGGTTCCTTATCTGGTGCTGATGGAATTAGTGTGTAATTAGTTTCAGTACCCTGACCATTACGCTTTAACTTCCATACTACGTTTGAGATGCTTCCTGTTTCAAGAGCATACTCACGAATTGTATTAAATGATGATTGCTTGCTGATACCCATTGACCAGATAGCAACATATGGTGCTTCAATGCCATCGTCAACTAGGACGTTGCAGTAAAAGCGAAGACGGCCACGCCATCCAGCCTTTGGATCTTTACGGTGCATTTCTTCTGCCCAGTCACGGCCTTCTGTTTCCATTGTGTCTACAGCCTTTCGCTTGTAGTCCTTTGGATTTACATGCTCCTTAACAACAAGTGCTAAGCCACGCTTTTCTGCATAGTTTGCAGAGTCCTCATCAAGTTCTTCAATGAATCGGATTTTTACAGACTGACCGTCTGCTAGTTTGAGCCACTTTACTTTTGGCCCTTCGTTTTCATACTTTGGTCTATCGAGCAGGGCATTAATGTTCTTGATTCCCTTTACAATGCTCATATTTTTTCTCCTTTGTGTGTTTGTATTAGTTTAGCATAGACTCTATGGTTTTGTCAAACGAAGACCTTAAACTTTTAATTTCTTCGTCTGGCATATCGCCTATGTCTTTGTATTGTTTATTTAGTTGTATAACGGAAACACGAGATCCAAGTTTTTCAATTATCCTGTTTTTCATGTTTCCTCCTGCCTCATCATTATCTGCAATAACAAGAATGTTATTGAAATACTTCTGAAGCAATTCTATTTGTTTTCCTGAGACATTGGCCCCAAGCGTTGCGACTGCAGGTATGTCCAATTGGTCAAGTCTGATTACATCAAACGAAGACTCTACTACATATACTATATCAGATTTCTTTACACGATGCAAGTTGAAAAGAGTTTTGCTTTTAGGCAGACCTGGAGTATTTTTAAAGTCTTTACCTTCAATGGATCTTCCAACAAAACCAAGGGGTATGCCGTCTGGACTATGCACTGGAACTGTAACCATATCCTGTTTTTCTGAATACCCTAAAGAAAATTTAACACAAGACTGTTTAGTTAATTTACGATACTGAAAATAATTTTTGGCTCTATCAGATGCAACAAGGTTGTTATGAAGTCTTTTTATAATTAGTTCGTCAAATGGCCTGTATTGTTCTTCTTTGATAAGAGCACGATCAATCTCTATAGCAAGATTACTTGCTTTTTCTTTACTCTTTATAAACCTTGCTGCCTCAAAATATGTTCTGCCAGAGGTATGCATTACTAACTCTATTAAGTCTGCAGACTTTTGACATGAGAAACAAAAGAACATCCCATTGGTTTTGTGTACTTCTGCTGCGGGGGTTCTGTGATTATTATGAAATGGACAAAATATTATAAAATCTGCATCTAGTTCTGACTCGACTGTTGTGCCTGATCCTGCAAGGACTCTTTTAACTTGCTCGGCTGTATAGGGACTAGGCTGGTTCCGTCTATTCCTGCTATCCATTCGCTTTTCCTTTTCCCTGCGTAAACTCCGTGTACTGATAATTCAAATTCAAAAAAGTCTTTACTATCATTATACCGTAAAGTGAAGTCTGGGTCAATGTCAATTCTTGGAACATACCCACTCAACCTCATCTCTGAAACTAATAATCTTACGTATTCTATTTTTAATCTTCCAAGCAAAGCCTCGTCTTGGATTATGCCACTTATATAAAACCTTTTAAGTGGCTTGTGATGATAGAAATCTGGAGGGATGTTCTCCTTAGTTTGTGACATACCATATTATAACTACTTATCTTCATAGTCTTTGTATCTATAGTATCCCTTGTCAAAATCGCATTGGACCAGGAAGTCTCCCATAAATCCATTACGATTCTTTCTAAAGGCACACTCAATGATATCGCTATTGGCACCACGACCTAAAGCAAGTACCCAGTCAGCATCGTAGGCAATCTGTCTAGACCATGCTGTCTGACCTAAAGTAGGAACCGTAGACAGGTCGTTGACATCGTCTGGGGTAGCAGAAGAGATAGCAATAATAGGAACCTCTTCACCAATAGCCATTAGTTTTAGTTCTCGTGAAAGGTTCTTCATTCGTACCGTTTCATTATCTGACTTTTGATTAGGTGCCATTAACTGAAGGTAGTCAACGATTACAAAGTCTGGCTTGTACTGGTCAATCTTTCCACGAAGAACAGATGGGTTGATTTCCCCACCCTGATCGTTTGAGATAATGTGAAACTCTGGTTTGCCTTGTAGGTTTTTTTCATGCCATTCCTTAAGCATGTCCAACTCTATCTCTCCGTTACTCAACTTTCTGTGTGACCAACGGCCCTCACCCATGATAGTAAAGACACGATTACGGACTTCCGTTTCGCTCATTTCAAGGCTTATGACCAGTGGGCTACGACCCTGTTTCCAGGCCTGTACAGCGAAATAGAGAGCCAACCACGACTTTCCGATACCTGGGTATGCCAAGAAGACTCCCAACTGCCCTGGCATGATTCCAGAGGGTAAATAGTTGTCAAATCCTGGCAAGCCAGTCTTGATGCCAACATGTCCTAGGGCTTGTTGCTTCTTTACATTTTCAAAGTAAGCAATCGCAGACTCTAGGTCTGTTACATCAATATCACGAATAGCAGCAGTATTCTTTTTTAGTTCTGAGGTCTTTGTGATAAGACCCTCTAAAGCCTTGCCACCCTCACCCTGTTGAACATCGGTGGCAGCAGACCTTAATATGTCTTTTAGGCTGTCCCGTAGATACTCTCCCTGCAACTCTTCAAGGTGATGCTTTGTTGACCCAACACCTGGCACTGGATCAAAGTCACGAAACTTTTCTCTTACTAGGTCTGTTGGCGGAAGAGATGAATTATTCTCAAAATAAAGTCTTATGAAGTTCCAGATATCTCCATGAGTTCTAAGAAGATTGTCGACATTGGCCTGTAGCAGAACATGAATATGCTTATCCTGAAGAACGGCAGTGATTAATTTTGACTCTGTGTTATTCACTTAGCCACTCCTTAGCCATTCGTCTACGCTCTGCTCTCTCTTGACTATCTTTCAGTCTATCTTTTTTTGCCTGTAATATTTTTTCTGCATTATATGCAAAGTAATTCCATGATGGGGTTTCTGAAACAGCAAAGTAATACTCAAGTATATCGTAACATCCTGGCAAGGTGTAGGACTCAATGAGAGCATCAGATGCCCACTGTTCTACATTTAGGTTCAGAGATGGCTTTGATTCGTACCTTGCGGTATGATACTTGCTGTATCTTGAAAGCAAAGCCATACGGTCTTTGCGTTCAGCCATTACTTCTCTTCAGCCTCGGTTTGTGCTTCTAAAATCTTGGCAGTTAATTTGTCTTCAACAAACTTGTAGACACGCTCAAAAGCCTGATCGGTATTTTCTCCGTCACGCTTAGAGTCAACTACTCCAAGGTCAAGCCTTAGTGATTGAAAGTTTCCTAGATTTAATGTGTACCCCAGTGTTACAGATACCTTTGTTGATTCATTTTCCATGCTATACCCTTCGCTAAATAGATTCGCCCCAAATGGGTACAAACCGTCCATCTTCTGTTCTCGTATATGTAAGTATACCATCGCCCATTCTGCGTGTCAACTCTTGCTTGCTGGGCGTAATATCATTAGTAATTAGTTTATCTTTTCTTGGTCTGCCAATATGGTGTGTAGCAAGTATATCACGAATCTCTCTTACTTGGGATTCTGAATAGTATGACCTTACTTGAAATCCTCTTGCTCCACCTTTTTGAGATCCCGTCGGAAATGGAATGACTCCTCGTTTCATTAATGATGGCATATATTTTTTATGACGATTAACTAAATCAGCAGTCTGACCTACGGTATAGGCTCGCTCTCTTTTATTTTTAAAATCACTAATTAAACAACTTTCAATTTGATCTTTTGTTATATTATAAACAGACATTATTCCATTAGACTTGTTAAGATGATGAACTCTTACTAGGTCTTTATTTAAAAACCAAACTTTTTTATTCCCTGGAATTACAGGGAGGACATTGTAGCCTTCGCTCTCAATTGTTCCCTTTTTAATAGCCACTTGCCCTCCTGAGAATTACTAGGTGGATGGAAAAATGCTCTTGCTCCACAAGACATGCAATACATTTCTAGATTATTGATTTCTGAATATTGTCGATCAAGAAACATTCTACCTTTGCATCTTTTACAAAAAATCATCAGTTAGGAATTCCAACTATTATTAGATTAACTCCTATAGAAGTATCTCCGCCAACATTAAACTTTACTGTTCCAGAAATTCCAGATGTTGTAATGGCTGACAAGGTTACTGTAACATCTTTTCCAGCATCAGTATTTCCAATGTTTATTGGTGTTGCAGTAACAATTGGGGCAAACTTAAATTCACTTGGAAAATTATAAGAAAAGGGTTGAGAGGAGCCAGCAGTTTGTGAAGAACTAGACGTTACCTGGACATAACCTCCAATAATTCTTGCTTCTGAGGTTTTAACGCTTTGCTTTCCTGCATTAGGCGTGTCTACAGTTACATACTTATATATAGATGTTGATGCTTGTGTTGAGAGATCGTTAATAGCCTTAACTATCTGGTAAAGATAGGTTACGTCTAGTGGCTGTCCTCTTTCGGGTAATGGTAAAATTGCCATAATATAATTATACCAGAGGAATCGTTCCAGAGTCGTAAATCTTTAAATCTTCATTTAGTGCTGGATTTATTGAAGATACTTGGATTCTTACTCTAACAGAGGTTGTTCCAGTTTTTAAGAATGAGTAGTTAGTTGATCCAGTTGTTGCTTTAAACGCTGGTGCAGAAGAATCAAACCCTACAAAAACATCATACATTATTTGTGTAGAAACATCTCCAGATGCCCAGTTTACAAACACGGTATTCCCCACAACATTTATATCTCCAATACCTATAAAGACCTCTCCAGATTCTGTAACAAATATTTGAGAATATGGAGATTTTCTATTTTTGTCTTCTGATACTAGTCGAAATCTTACAACGGTTGCATTAGATCCTGTTACCTTTCCCAGGGATTCTTTTTTAACAACTACATTTTTAATTCCTTTGTCTGGTGTATTTGTCATTTTTAAACATCCAGAACAAATCTAAACTCTATATAGTTGGTTGTATTAGATGACTTAATCACTGGCCTAGCATTAATATTTTTAATTACAGAATATCCAGTTAGTCCGTATAAAGAGTTTGTAGATGTTGTGTTTTCAACTCTTAAGGCATCTAAGCAAACATAAAAAGAATCTGAAGGTAGGCCATCTTTAGTAATATAAGCATAGATTTTTGCTGTTGAAGCATTGGACCATTTAAAGCCCAAAGTTTTGTCTAACTCTTGAAAGGATTTCTTGACTACAATATATCTATTATTTGTAAAATCATGAGTGTTTGCAGAAGACCCACTTTCATATCCCACATCATCAATATCAACAACAAACTTGGCATACTGAGTAAAACCGCCTGCGCCAGTATGAGAAAATTCTAACATTATTTTAACATTATCTGGAACAGCATTTTGATTTGTAACTCTATTAACAACAGAAAAAGCAAGCCTTAATTCATCAGACGGGCTGTTTTTAGTAAAATCTACAGAGGTCGGATCTAATGTTATGTAGTCTGAACCGACTAGGGCAAACAAAGAGTTTTGTGGACTATACTCAAGGGTAGATGTATCCCCTCGCATTGCAATAATATTATTTAAGAATCGACATCTTTCGTTTCTTGCAACTCTATCCTCATCTGTAAAAATTCTATTGTCAGCATTTGTAGAAAAAACTTTTGATTCTTGATTTATGTTTCCATTGTTTTGGTCTCCATCTAGTGGGCCATATTGTATGGGTATTTCTAAAGGAGACTCTCCGTCAATACTGTATAGCCAGTTGTCTGTTTCTGCAAAAGAATAAACAACTCTGCTATCAAATGATCCAGCAACTGGGTTAGATCCTGCAGAAAATATTCCTACCTCAGTAATTTCATACCTTTCTTCTGTAGGCATTTCTGCTGTAAGCACTACCTTTGATAGTCCTTCTTCATTTACAAATCCCCTTGAAATAATTGGAACACGAAACATCTCAAAATTTAAAGATTCTTTATTTTTCATAGAATTTAATTCTTCTGTGGTAAAGGTATGGTCTGGAGTTACTGGGTTAGCCCCGCATCCAACCGCAATATGCGATGCATAAGACGGTGTCTGTCCTACTAGATATTTTGCTAAAAGATTTTTCCCTGTATTAGTTATCATTAAACGCTCCCATAGTATATTGTATCATCAAAAATGTTTCCAGCGGTCAATATTTCGACCTCCGCTTGCTCACCCTCTTTTACATTAACCAAATTAATTACTAGGTCTCCAGTTATTGGATCTATATATACTGACTTGCAGTTCGGTACCTTTGTTCTTTTTGTTAGATCTGGATCTGTTCCAACAAGGTCATAGCCGTTGCCACACACTGGAAGGTGATTAAAAATAGACAGGGCCAAAGATTTAAAGTAGGAGTCGGACGATTGCAATCTTAAAACATTGTTTGGGTTATACTGCAAATACAAGTCTGTAAGGTTTTTGATTGGAGCATATATTACTTTCTGTCCATTGACTAAATCGTGTCTTGATATTGTTGCAAGTTCATATCCACCAATGTCTTCAAAAATTAAGTCTGTCATTATTTCAATAGACATTGTGTCTTCTTGTTCTAATATTAAGTCTAGCGTTGCAACTTTTACCGAATCGTCAGTTTCTTTTTTAGATGCTTCGGGAATTGCAGCCACAGAAGAAAGATATGTCGGATACTTGAGTCCTTCTACATTCATTAGGCCACCTCACTTAAAAACAAAGTCATTTCTGGTCCATCCGAACTTCTTGAAAATTCAATATTATATACAACAAACCTGTTGTTTGGATCTGATGCCATACTTATATCGTTTTCTTTATAGTCTACGCTAACAATGTCTCCAAGTTGAATTGTTGGTATTGAAAATATTTTAACTCCTATGGATCTTCTTGGTTTTGTAACTTTTTCAACAAGCCATTTCATCAAACTAGAAGCCTCATCTTGTGACTGAATATATACAGTTTCTAAAGCAAAGTCTCGCTTACCATGTGTCATTCTGCTAAGTTTAATATCTTGATAGTCTTGTTTAAATTTATATGGATTAGAGATTAATTTATCTGCAACAAACTGTGGATTAGAGACAAGAGTATTTTTATTAAAATATTCATCTACCGTAAGATTATTTTCAGACTGCTGAGTAAAAGTAATTCCTTGAATTCTTAAATAGTTACCACTTGTTTCATCCAAAGTAATTGGAGCATCTGTTGTATTAAATATAAGAAACTCTGCTCCATATGATCCTGCTCTAAACCCAGATACAACATAACTCTTCATTTTATTAAATGTTGGAGAAATTTTAGCGCTAAGGGCTGGATATGCTTTGTCATATTTAAAATTAAACACGGCTGCTTCTCTCATAATACTTCCAAACTCTTCAAAATAAATATCATACTTTGGTGGCTCAGAAGAACCAATTCCAGTTAAATATGTATTTTGTATTAAGCCACTAATTGAATACTTTCTAAAAGATTCATTTGCGTCAATTTCAATATCTCCAAAGGCAGAGTTTACTGGGGCACCTAAAGAAAATGATGTATTTTGAGAATAGTTATTGCATAGTGCATACACATTTTCAAACATTGCTCTAGAAGATCCTCTTGTAAATAATGCAATATTGGAATAGGCTGGTAGAGGATTTTGGTCATCTACGGATACTAAAAGACTTCCATTTAGATATAGATAAAATCTTCTTGTTTTTCCTATGTCTTCGTATTCTACTGCTAAATCATATACCGTTGGATTTTCTTCAGCAAAACTTCTTGACTGTCCAGTAAATCTTCCGTCATCTACCGTAATTTCTCCTAGGCCTTCCCACAGTTTCACTGGAACCGCTGTTCCGTTGTCAGACTCTACCTTATAAAAAAATACGTTGCTAACACTTTCTTTTTCTGTTTTTGACAACTTTCCAAGTCCCAACGCTGCAATTTCAAAATAATAACCAACATTCGTTGTTGGGTTTAGCATTACCGCAATTCCAGCAGAACCTCCAGAAACATTTATATTTTTGTCTGGTGTAGAACCATTTACAACAAAGTAAGTAGAAGATCCGTTTGAGGTTTGGCCTCTGTCTTGATTATTTTCTATTTTGCCAACAATCCTCATTCTTGTTCCAAAGTGTTTGTACTTTTTATTCTCTAATGACTTATGGACATATGATAAAAAGTTTCTTGGCTTTTCTTTTGTTGTAAAATTAGGACCAGTTAAAGACAGAGCAGAAGACTGAATAGAACCTGGCTGTTGCTGTGTTAATGTTCCTATTTCTCCAGTAAGAGTTGTAGAAAGAAAGTTTTTAATAAGTCCAGTTCTTGAAGATGTTCTTGCAAGAGCATCAGAAGATGACCCAGTGTCTGTTACTTTCCCAGCAGCAGCAACTGATGTTGTTGGAAGTTCTTTATTATCAAATAGGTATTCAGATGCCATGTAGCATCCTTTTATGTTGTCGTCTGATTTCCAATAATCAGATATTCCAGCAGAGTGTGCAACAACTTCTGTTCCAAATTGACCACGACCATGTTTTACCACTGGACCATTTTGCAGTTTAACAATTCCTTCTTGCTCAAAGTATTTAGGCTCAGAATAAATTCTTACCAAACCAGTTGGGTATATCTTTCCATTGAATGGCAGTTTGGCAAAATAATCTTGATAGTCTTCAATAGATGTAATCCAAACATTTCCAAATCCAGTTACATTATATTGAACAGCATCGTATTTTATAATTTCTCCTTGTGAATAAAAGTATCCATTATATCTACCAATCCAATATGACGCTTCTCCTAGGCTAAAGGTATTATTAATAACAATACCGTTTTTTACAATTGGAACATCTGCAGACAGATCTGCGTTTAGTGGAATTGCACTGAGCAGATAGGAAGACTGCGTTCCAATTTCATTATTTAAAGATTTTGTATTTTCGCTGCCAGAAACTTCCCATAGAAGAACTGGCTTGTAGACATAAAACCTTTCGTCATCCAAAAGGCTTGCTTGTCTCAATGATCCTATAGATCTTTGGATATGTCTTGTTGTATAATTAATCACTCCATCATTATAAACATTGTTAGACTGTGCTGACACAGAAATGATGTTGGCAAGTTTAGAATTGATAAGTGTTTTATTTTTTATCTCTTTATCTTGAAATAGATCATTTGTTCCCTTTAGAGCAAAGGTGGTTGGTCTTTGTGCAATGGTTGGCATAATATAGTTTTTGCTCATCATAACAAAGTTATTATACTCATCAAAGAACATTGCTGTTTGTGTTGATACCGCCAAATCTTCTAAGATTTCCGCAACGCTTTTATCTGGGCCAACAAAGAAGTATGGAATTATTATTTCTTTTTCATTCTCTACTCTTTTAAATGTATAATTGGAAAATCCTATGTAATCTAATAAAAGAGAAACTGCAGAACTAACAGAAACTTCTGTCATTAATATTTGTGGAGCAGTTATTGATTCTAAGTACCAGTAAAGATCTCTTAGAGTTATTGAGATTTTTTTGTTTTCTATATCTGCCTTTGGGAATGAATCAGAGTACAAAGTCTTTATTGGAACCCAATAGTCCCATCCATCTACATCTACTATAACCTCATAAAACTTAAACTGTATATGTCTGTTTATATATTTTGAGATAATGCTTCCTTTGCCAGTCACAAAAGAAAAAGGATTGTTTTCGTTAAATGCTTGATCATAATCAAATATATTTACTGTTCCATTTGATGCAACTAGTTGCCCTACTGGAAGACCACTTAGTCCTAAGTCTGAAGCGCTTTTATTTACTGAATAGTCTAGGGTTTTATCTGATATGTTCATTACTAGTCTTGGAGAAATTTCAATTAAATCAAATGTTGAGTCTTTTACATTCATTGTTTCAACAACAATTCTTATTCCAGAAATAAACTCAAACTCTCTATATTGCTTTTTTCCATCAAGAGATCTAGTAAACACATCAGGAGATGTTGCGTCTGTAACAAAGTTAGTGAGTCTATCTACAGTTTCATCTTGAACATACCACCCATATTTTGGTTTTATAATTGTATAATCCACACCGTTCCATATATGATATTCGCCCATATCATTTTCATTTTCTTTGATTAAGTAGGCATACCCAGTTACAGACTTATTTGGAAGTAGAGATATGCTTGAGTATACTTCTGCAAAAACAAAGTTAGACCTCCATTCATCTGGCACAATTAATCCGTAAGCAATCTCAACATATCCATCGCTTTGAATTATTGCAGACCCATCTTTTCTTCTTTTTGATGGGTCAAAAGATATGACATCTTGCCAATTGTTATCTTTTAAAAATTGTATTTTCCATTTGCTAGGAACTTTTTGATTTAGTTCTCCAAAGAATGGGTCTAAAAATGATCCCGTTGAAGATGAAAATGGTCCAAGATTTTCTGTTCCAGTGTGTGTTTGCATTTTAATTACAACCCTATTTGTTGGAATTTTTTCTTTATAAACAACAAAAGGGCATGCATCCTCAATGTCATATTGGGATCCACGAACTTTAGAAGCAATTCCATATTCTTGCCCTGACTCTGTTCTGTATGAAGTCCAATATTTAAATAAATCATTTTTGTCTGGCATATAATATCTTGGTCTATCAGCCATAAATAGATTGGGGTGATGAAGTTTTCCATTCTCAAAAAATACTGCCTTGTTAATACCAGATCTTGGTCTAAATTGATTGAAGCAGTCTTCTAAAGAATATAAGGTTTTTAATTTTTCTTTCTTTGTTAAAAAGGTAGTGGGGATATCGTTATTATCAAATGTACCATCAACCAAAACATCAGCATCAGTTGCGTCAGTATAAAAATTTCCAGCATCATTAATGTCAAAACTTGTGGGTAAGGAAGAGTAGACGGTAGATGCTTGTGTTGGTCTATACCTATAGTTTCCAATATGTTTTATATTGGTTGGAATGTTCATATTCCATTCTGCTATGACTACCGACTTATTTCTGACAGTTGGAGAAGTCTCTAGGAATGTTTGTAGGTCTTTGTCTTCAAACATTATACCTCTTCCAAACTTATTGATACATTCCAGTAATCAAAATTTGATCCTCGTTTTTCAACAGAATATGAAAAATCACTAATAAACATTTCTATTAACTGGTTATATTGTCCTAGGTGATCATATGGGTCTGGAGTTCCTTTAAATATTCCTTTTCTATCGTATGCAAGAAATACCCAGAATGAGCCCTTGTGAGAGTCATACCATTCAAGCATATCTGCTCCACCTGCTCCGCCATCTGTTGTGTATGACTTAACTGATGATAGTCCAGTGGCAACATCAAAATGCGGTACATCTGCATGAGATCTTGATGGAATAAGTTCCCAACTTGTGCTTAACTGAAGTTTATCTGCAATGTGATATGATCGCATACGACCATTGATCATTCTTTCCCGCTTTTCAATACGCTCTTGTGAAAACTCAATTGGCTGCCTATTGTCATCAGTAATTAACAAAAACTGATCTAGCAATGTGTCATCTTCGACAACTTCTGGGTCTACCCCAATTTCATAACCATATGGGATGTATAAGCCATCTTGCAGTGTTCCAGAATTTTCTGACCAAAGCATGCCGCTAGGTCTATTATATTTTTTACGACCCTGCATGTATACAACTCTAGGGTCTAACTCATCTTCTGCCACTTATTGCCACCCCCCTAATTCTTCTGTCGTCAACCTGCTTAATTGTTGCCATCACTGCTTGTGCAATATCATTTGGATTTGCATCTGTTCTAGCATTAACCGTTAATGCATATGTATTATTATACACTGATCCGCCAACCGATTCTCCATTATTTATTTTTTTCATATTATCTATTCCGTAAGAATCGACAGCATACTTGCTCATAACGAACTCCCCTGGAGTTAGCATTGCTGGTACTGTGTCAGTACCTTTTGCAAAACCACCTACAGCAAATCGCATTGGGTTTATGAGGCCACCCTTTGAGAGAATTTGGACATTCCTTCCTCCACCCCCACCGCCTACTGTTCCATCATCACCAGGAAGTTTAACAGTAGTTCCTGACCAAATCATATTTCCACCATTATACTTAGGGTCAGTTTTAAATTTAGGATTTAAAGCATACAACTGTTTTAAAGTAATATCATTGTCTGCTGCAATTTCTGATAGCGTATCTCCTGGTTTTACAACATACTTTGTTGTGGCTGGTGTTTTGGTTGGTGTAGTTGCTGGAATTATAGGATCATCAACCTTGTTGCCCTGCTTGATGCAGTCATTTCCTACTAGGTCATATCCATCAGGACAGACTGTTTTTGTTGGACCCACCTTAACACAGTCATTTCCTACCAAATTATATCCTTCAGGACAGACTGTCTTTTTTTCTGCTTCTTTTACGCAATTATTTCCAACCAGTGTGTGGCCATCAGGACAAATTATTTCTGTTGTTCCTTCTTTAACGCACTTGTCTCCGACCTGCTTAAATCCAGCAGGGCATACAATAACTGTTGCACCCTTCATTACGCAATTAGTTCCATCAAACTCATAGCCTTCTGGACATGTCACTTTTTGTTCTGGAGTTATAACTGGTGTGTTTACCTTTTGCTCCTGGTATCCCTTGATAAGACTTCCTTGAATATTTAAAGCATCTTGCATTGACTTAATAAATTGAGCACTTGCTATTCTTGCAAGGTCAACAGCATTTTTAATTGCTTCCCATTGCTCTCTAGTTTTTCCTAGAGTAGTTAATCCTGCTATTGCATTTTCTAATGCAAGTTCGTTTAGTCGTAAGGTTTCTCTATTAGGCTCAAGGCTTTTTGTCTCAATCTCATAAATTTGATCTTGCAATTCTTTAATTTTTGTTTCAATCTCAATTCTACTTCTTCCATCTTCTGATCTTAGTTGTGAAAGTTCATATTCTCTCGATTGCTCTAAAGCCTCTTTTTGTTTTGTAACAGCGTCTGCAGCCTGTTGTGCTCTCATTTCCTGGGCTGCACGAGCAGCAGCAGCAATGTCTCCAGAGGTTAGGGCTTCGGCAAGAGTTAACTGTCCCTTTTGTTGTTGAGATATTGAGGCATTTGCCTTTTCAACCTCGTCTAAAGCCTCAAGCCTTTTATCGTATTGCTCATTAACTTTTTCTTCTTGATCTTCAATCTGCTTTAATCCAACTTCTTCTATTCTTATTTTTTCTTGTGCTAAGGCAATTTTTTCTTCCGCCTTCTTAATTTCATCATTTAGCGCTTTGTTGTCAACATTAAATCTAAGTCTAAGTGCTGTTTCTTTTACATCAAAAGATTCCATTGCATTGCTAAACCCAGTATCAAATATTTCTTGCATTCCCTCTATAGTTAATAATTTAATTTTAAATTTGTTTTCTGCTTCTTTTTTTAAACTATTTAGCAAGTCCCTAAATACTTTGAGCGTGGCTGGCGTATCAATACCTATAGCCAATTGTCCCATCGCCTCTGCACTATTAATAATCAACTCTATTTCTTCTCTGGTAAATTGTCCTATTGCTTGAATTAAGTTTGTATATGCTTTTCCTTCGTCTTTTACTTCTGATATTTTTTTGGTAATTGCTTCAGTAGCAGCCATTTGTTTTTGTGCTTTTGTTGCTTCTTTTGCTGCTTTTATAACTTTTTTAAGTTGTTTGTCTGACAATTTACTGTTAGCAATTGCTGCTGCAGTACCAGAGTCTGCAACCATGTCTAGGGCAATAGAACCCTCTACTCCAGCAGCCTGAAGTCTTTCAAGCGCAACATTTTGATTGCCAATATTCTTAACCATTCTATCTTGTGTGCTAACAAAATCTCCAAGTGCGATTGACTGAAGGGCATCACCAATACTTTTTGCACCATCTTTTAATGCTACAATTTCACCGTTTTTAAATTTAAACAATTTGTTTTTTTGTTTTTCAAACTCTGCTGGATCCATACCAACAATAAGATCAATCAGGTCTTCTCCTGCGCCTAATCTTCTCATATCGTTTTCAATACCGCTGAAAACTTCAATAGTTTTCTTTCCACCAAATATCTTGTTTAATGATTTAAAGGAAGCATCAAAACCTTTGGTAACCTTTATAGTATTTTTACGAACATCTCTTAGTTTCTTTAATAGGTCGTCTAGTGGAGAAGCGTCTGGACCCTTTTTATCTCCTGGAGTATTACCTGTAACTACAGCACCAGAATCTGATTTAACAATATCTGTTAACTGTGTGCTTTTAGCATTAGCAAAATCATCAAAAGTTTTTCCTTTGTTTCCATCCATCGCCAGCCAATTTTTATACTGTTCCTGCATTGCAGGGTCGCCTTCCATGCCGAACATAACTCTTAGGTTTTGCATATACACTTTTTGTTGAAAATCATCTAGTCCTAAAAAATGCTCACTATTTTTACGAAGTGCTTCCATCTCTTCTTTGCCAAGAACTGTTGCAGCGATCTTTAAATCAACCTTGCCTTTGAGGGCCTCTATTTCTGCTAAATCTGTTTTTAAGGCTTCACGAGCATCTTCATCTGTGTTGTAATAGTTTAAAGCAACATCGAGATCTATGACCTGTCCTGATTGAGAAATTTTTTGGAATAGTTGAAGATCTTTTGCTGCCATATCTGGATCTTGTAATGATAGTCGAGCAACAAAATCTGCAGATTGTTTTGGATCTTTGAACATTGCCACAACTCCCATTGCTTCATTTGCAAACTTTCCACCAAACTTTGTTATAATGGTAGCAACAGCCTCCATAGATGTTGCGTCCTTACCAAACTTATCAAATATTTCAATCATTTGTAATGGGTCTATTTGTCCACTTGCCATTTCCATTTTTAATGTATACTTTATTTCATCTTTTAATTTAGAATCATTTATTCCTGATGTAGCAAGAGGAACGACATCTTCTAAATTGGTTCCTTTATATCTTTTTGTAATTGCTTTGTCTACACCTGTCATAAGTGCTTTTCTAGTTGCTCCTTCGGATTCACTAAAATTTTTCTGAATATCTCCAACCAGCGCTGCATTTTGTTCAAGTAAGCGCACTCTATCTTTGGAATACTGTAGTGTAAGTTCATCTATTTTATTTTGATCGCCTTTGGCTTTAGCAATTTCCATCTCTTTTATATATTGCAATTCTACAGAGTCCATCATTTCTTGCTGCTGCTCAAGAGCCATTTTTTGCATAGCAACGCTTGCACCAGAGGCTTCTCCAATTCTTTTATTTCTATCTTTTTTAGACAAGAAGTACCCAACGCCTGCGCCAAGTGCTGCGCCAATAATAGTTCCTACAACTGGGACTGCACTACCAATAGTTGCTCCCATTGCTGCTGCGCCAGCAGCGCCTAATCCAGCAGCAACAAAACCTGTTCCAGCACCTGCTGCAGCACCTCCAAGAGTAAAGCCTCCAGTCTTAAGTTTGTCTGTGCCAGTAAACCCTCCAGCCTTTCTTGCTGCTTCTGTTGACAAGTTCATTTTTTCTCTTGTATCTTGCAGTATCTTTACTCTAACTCCTATTGGATCCTTAAGAATGTTTTCTCCGTTTGGTCCTAAGAATTCAATCAATTTTGCATTTACACTAATTCCAAAAGAATAGTCTCCAAGTTCTTGAGCAAGATTTCCTACAATGCTTCTCGCTTGTGCTGGGCTTAATGCTCCTGAAGCAACAGCAGTTGCCATCTGATTAAATACTTGGTCTTGTGCTACTTGCTTACTTCCAGATGATTTTATTGTTTCTCCAACATTTTTAGCCATAGCCTTTCCGTCTTCGCCTGCCATGAAAGATTCTCCAAATGTTGTTTTCCCTGTTTTTATTTGGAATGGAGAAAAGGCCTCTTTTCTTTTTCTGTCCATAGTTTCTCCTGCAGAAACTGTGTTTGCAAATTTTGAGAGATTTCTAATTGATTCAGATCCAGAACCCATTGCTTCTGTCAATTTCATTGCTGCATCTTGTGCTTTATCAAATTGCATTCTTTGATATATGTATGCAGCAGTAATGGCACCAACACCTACAGCGAGTGCACCCATTCTGCTACTTAGCATTGGAAGAATCATTGCAAGCCCCATAAGTGGCATCATTAATTTTTGAAACATTTCTCCAACTGAACCTGGAATCATTGATCCAACCATTGCCACACCAGCAACACCCATTGCTGCACCACCCATGCCCATGCCAGTTTTTGGAGTGCCTGCTGCTTTTGCTGCTGCTTTTGCTTCTTTGCTTGCGTTGTACTTTGCCTTTAGTTTTTGTTGCATTCTTGCTGCTACACCTTGTTTTTTAACATTTTCAGTCATGTTATCTGTTACTACTTTTTGTGTAACTGCAACTTTTGCTGCTACATTATTTAATGTTTTTCCATTTCCTTCTAGTTTTTTTAGTTGACGCCTTAAAGACTTTTGCTCAGCGTCTATTGGTCCTGAGCCGTATAATGCAGTTCTAGATGCTGCTGCTTTTGCTTGAGAGTGCTCTTTAGCAATTCTTTGTTTTACCTCTTGAGATGACATAGGTGCTTCTGAAAAACCAGGAATTTTTATACCTCTTGGTCCTTGACGAACTGATGGGGCTATAGATGCTGGAGCAATTCTTGTATCTTTTGGGCTATTAGATTTAAATTTACGATTGTTTGGCTCTGATTTTATTTTTTTAGTTTTTTCGTTTTCATCTTCTGAAACTTCGTCAGGCTTTACCAAAATAGAACTATGTTTTTGATGTAAAGTTTTCCAGTCTACTTTTAAGCCTTCTTTAAGTCTTTCTAGCATCATAACATACTGAGGCCTTAAAGGATCGGTTAAAGGCATTTTTGCTACGTATGGCTCTGCTTTTGCAAGTTGTCTTTGAATTTCTGATTTCATAGCACGATCATATTCGTCTGGGCTCATATTTAATGCAATGTCTTTTGTTGCATTAGCAAACCAATTTGGTGAATTTTTTGCCTGTTTTCCTGGAACGCCCTTTAAATTTTCTTCTGCCATTTCAGCAAGAGAAGGCATTTTTTCTGAAAGTGTTCTTACACCTGAAGCCTTATCAAATACCCCCGCAGTTCCAACATCTGTTAATACATTTCCTCCTAGGTTTCCTCTTTTAAGGTCTTTGTCTCCACGAAGGTTAGCGGACACCAATTGTCTAAAATATTGATCCTGAGTAAAACTTTTTGGAATTGAATCGGCATACTTTGGGTCAAACTTTGACTCTAAAACAATAATCTTTCTTTTTCCTGTTGGGTCTGTTGGATCTATCATTGTGCTTATGGTCTGTTTTGGAGTGTCTAGTCCTTGAACACTTCTAGCAAAATCGGTTGCTCTTTTTTCTGCTATAGCATCTAGTTCGCTCATCATTGGCTTTACAAATACTTTTTGACCATTTGGTTTTTCATAAAGTCCACCAATTTCTCTTACAGCAAAACTTCTTCCAGAAGTTCCAGATATTTGTCTTCCAAAGTTTGTAGGTTTCTTTTGACCAGTTTTTGTCTTTGCTGCATCATCTGCTATTGCCTTTAATCTTGACTCTTGAGTCTGTGCTTTTTCCATGTTTTCTTGAATTAACTCTGGTGCTGTTACTGGCCCTTTAGAAGTCTTTTGACTTATAACAGGCGTTGTTCCTGTTCCAAGTCTGTTCATGTTTACAACAGTTCCGTCATTTAGAGTGACAGTTGAAG